CCACATGTCACCACCCTTTATACGTGGATAGATATGATCTACCGTGTCAGCCACACCACCACATAAAGCACAGATCCAACCATCACGATCAAGTACTGTAATGCGTAGCTTCTTCCATTTACCACTACCTAACGCACGTTCGCTCAATGCCATCCCTTACGTTTGAAGTGATCTAATGCTTTACACATTGAACCATATCTATTGTTATTGTACTTAATGCCCCACTCTACCTGCTTATATCCATTTACTTTACTAAGATACTTAGATCTACCTTGTGGTATGCCATAATGTGAGCCGTTCTTAGCCTTTGGATTCCATCTGCTTTCTTTATGATATAACTCATCTAAACAGTAAAACTCTGTGAATGAATGATTTAACTGAATAAATGCATATTGTTTGTAATGCATAGGTTTATGAACAATTTGAGATTCAGCTCTTTCAAGGCCAATAATTTGTGCTACAAATAGAGCGGTGCCAACTAGCGTGCACCTTGCGAGCCATCCCCTACGGGGCTCGCCTTTTCGCCTTGAGGGCGAATGCGATCTAGAGCGTACCATATAGTGTCAAATCAGCGGACAAAACCGCAGGTCAGACGGCATGTTACGATACGTAGATCATCGCCTTCTTGCCACGTTTGATCATAACCAATCTCATTCAATGATTAACCGCCTTTCAACAGCTGCTGCCATGCCATTTGTGCCTGGGAATAAATCAACCATTTCATCACCTGGTTTATAATTTAACAAATCCAATATCCAATCGTTAAATTTATCAGGTTTAGAACCTCGCAAGCCCTTACGTTGCGCCCTAGCACAATTTAGATAATCTCTTGTCATTGGACGTCTATTTTTTTCTTGTCTACCACCATACAGAATTACAGGTTCCCAAGCGTACTGCACAGTAACGTTCCACCATATTTGGTGAATTGTTTTAGTCCACGCACATACTCTGGCTTCTTTCGGTATTATTGAACAATAAAATGGCAAAGTTGGTGTGTGTAAACTAACAGCCCAGCCATCTGGGAATTCATCCATAAGGCGTGCAATTAATTCGACGTGTTTTTCTTTCTTGTCATATTCAGCCGCTTCTGGGTGCAAGTCACCATAAAAGCGTTTTGCTAATCCTAAGTACGGCGGATCTGCGTATGCAAATTTCATTTTTTACCACCCCATCCATTTCCCTTGAATATTAAGCCAGGTGCTGAATACAGCCTGGTCATTAATGTATGACATTTAGGACAATCCATAGTAGGCACATCCTCATTAAATGATCTAAAAGTAGAACCAAAGGTGCCGCACTCATTACAGCTGAACTCATACGTTGGCATCTGATACCCCTAACAGTAAACAGGTGTGACACGGCAGGTTTTCAAACTGCCATGCCCCACAGCTATTACATCTACTAACCTTGCTATCTTTAGGCATATCTTTTTGCTCACTTATATTTTTAACGCCTACACAGCCACAATCCATGCACTGGTATAACTTAAAGCCATCTGGCATTTCTGTTTGATCTAACCATAAGAACTCAGTATCACGTTTGCAGCCATTACATTTGAACTTAGTCACGATTTATCAACTCATGACATCTAAAGCATGTGCCATCTCTAAAGACTCGATCATCTTCACAGACTTCGCACTTGATTACTGTTGGCTCTAGGTGTACTCCATTATCATCCATGACGACTTGCACACCTTTACCATTAATAAACGCTATGTAGCCCATAGTTACTCCTTATCCTTTGGAAAATACCATGCGCCTGTACTGGTTTGTTTGGCCCAAATATTATGCTCTTTAATGTTATCTAAACATGTATAACCATAATAAGGCTTTTTAGTTGTCTTGCTTAAACCCTTTTTTAATGCCATACCCTTAGCACAACCACATTCCGGTGGTGGATTAGGTGCTTCTGGCACAGCTGTGGTCCAATCGGTTTCGCCCCATTGCACTGGATCTTCTATCTTGTTTTCAACACTAAATGATTCTGATTTAGCGTTTACTGATGCCATTTCTTCTCGGCTTGGTCGCTTACCTTTAGCTGAGAAACCTGCGTTTGCAAGCGCTCTACCAATCGCACTTGTTTCCGCATTAGGTAAAGCGAAATTTGCGTTAACGCCTCTATCACTAATATTCTCCAACGCAAGCCCCGTAGCACACGGCTTGATATCGGCTTCTGTTTTGTAGAGTTTACAAACCACAATGAATCTAGTGTTTGTGGCCTCGATAAGATCTGTTTCCAATCTTCCATCTGGATAATCCTTCCACCATTTATGTAGACGTTCGTCTACTGTTTCGTAATTGCTTAGGTCAAATGCCATAATTAGTGCTCCCATTCAAAATCTTTATCCTGCATGTATTCATGGCAGGTTTTTGAGATGGCAATATACGCAAGTGCGTCTTTGTAGTGATCGTCAAGCTCTGGACTTTCCACGCTGCGACTAATTTTGAGCAGTGCCATACAGCCTGCCACTTGATTTGATGTGATCGGAAAATTGAGATACGCAGACCATAACTTGGCAATTCGATCCATCTGGATTGCTGGGTGGCCGTAATGCATCCCTCTGTCGTGTATGAGTGTGACCGCATCTGCAAACAGTTTCTCAGTGTTTGTCATAATCAAATACTGCCCTAGATCTTAGTTTCTCGATCTTCTGATTATGCTCGATAGATGCTTTCCAGCCAGCTGATCTACCGACCCAGTAGCCACGATCAAACGCTCTACTTTGTATCTTCCAATAAGCCAGTACCAATACCGCTAGACCTAACATGATCCAGAAAAATATCAGACCATCCTGTCTAGCTTCTAGCCATATGTTATTCATTTGTAGCCCTACCTTCTATGCACACGCTTTGTGGCATGTCAATAGTGTGACACTTGTGTATGACTTTGTGGATGATTTAGGGCTTAATTTTGATAACGATTTGATAACGTTATTTGTAGAGTTTGCCCTCGAATATGAAGCTGCCATCTGCATTTATAGGTATAGTTATTACCTGAACCTTACGCTCATGCACGTATGCCACAGCGAAGCCTTGCTGCCAGTTAGCATAGCCCCTTGTATACGCCATGCCTGAACTGCTTAAATCTACTAAATTGCCAACCTCAACACCCCATACAGTACGCCCTAATTGGCCTCTAGAAGCCTCTGTAAAGGCCGATACCCCTAGTCTATGGGTGTGTCCACAGACAACGCTCTTACCTAGCCTTCTAGCCCCGTTTAAGGCCGTTTGTCCAGGTACTTGGCTAAGAGGGAAAGCGTCACCATGAACGGCTGTCCAGCCTGGCGCCCAGTCAAGCCCGAAAGGACTGAACTTGATTCCAAGTTTGTCATATCCCATAAAACGCTCATACTGCATTTCGGGTAAGTTGAGGAATGATGGTAGTCGCTTTTTAATTGATCGGTAAAGTCTGATTCCATGATTACTTCCTAGTACATCTGTTACGCCTAAATATGTCAGGACTTCTTGTGTTTGTTTTCTATCGTCGTTTATATTGCCGACCATCTCATCAATAGTGCCAGCATTAAAACCGCCTAGCTGTGGTAAATCAATCTCATCACCAATACAGATAGTCCTATGCGGATTCCATTTAGCCAGGAAGCGGCCAACAGATTTAACAGATTTCTCATTAAAAAAAGGTACTTGCAGATCACTCACAAAAGCGATTTTGCGCAATTAGTCCTCATCCTCGTAGGGGTCATGGTCTGGATTAACTGGATCAAAGTCTGGACTAGATGGTGTTAGCCAATCTGGGAATACGTTTTTATCGCACATGCCTAGAGCTTGATCTACTGGAAATCCTGCACGTCTTAGACTTAAATAAAACTCACGCAAAGATATGGCATAAGTATCTAACTTAGTATTAATCTGCTCATGGGTGTATTTACCCTTGCGCTTATTAACCTTCTTACGCTTGCGTGCGGTAGCCATGTTGCTATTGTCGCTTATTCATAATAAGGAATAGATCATCAACACGCTGTTCTAATCTAGTTAATTGATCCTTCATACTAGAGCCACCATTAGGGCGTAACTCATTTAGCCAACCTTTAACTAAAAAACGTAGTCCTATTAGCACGCCTGATAGCACGGCCATAACGCCAGCGCCAAAGCCAGCCCATTCTGTTGGACTCATTTCGCATCTGCACCGATGCCATAAGCTGTATCGGATTTATCTAGAGCCCTAGCTGCCGGTCCTGCTAAAGCTGCAACTACTACAGACAGTGCTGGATCTAAACCTAATTCATTACTTGCTAAAAATGTTAAAAAAGATACTAATACCCCACGTGCATAGGATTTTAGTATTGCTTTTTGCTTTTTGGTTATCTTCATATCTTGCCCCCTAGTAGTGGTATATCGAACGGCTTAGAATCTTTATCGCCTAACTTTGTAAAGCTAATGTGTATGTGCTTCTTATGTGGGTTAATGCCACGATACCTGCGCCACTTAAATCCCATAATCCTTGAAGCTATAAAGCCATTATGGATTACGTAAGATATGCGCTTATCGGTTTTAGCACAGACCCTGATCTGGTCAGCCAGATATATCGAGAGCTGCTCGGATGAATCCAAACGAGAATCAATATCAATGGCTCTGACAACGAATCCACTGCGTTCGTCTGGATTATGATCCGATTTGGTGGCGGAATGACGAGCATCACCAATCCACCCATCACTGGTAGAGCGGCGATCTGGATACCAGGTATCAATCTGATCTCTTAACTGTTTACCAGCTGCACACAGCCAGGGCTGTTTACTCATCCTCAGTTACAATCGGGGTGGATTGTGCCGCAATCATTTCATCATAAGTTGATTTAAGCATAGAAGTATATTCCCCATTGCCTCGGTCAATAATGGCGTGTTTTACTTTACCATTAAGGCTATCTACTTCTATAAAAGTTACATTTTCCATTTTACAACTCCGCACTTATTGCAATATAGGCATTTGCACTATTGTTTGCTAACAATAAATAACTTCTATCTTGAGTTAATCCGCTTGCCACAACGGCATTGACTGCATAATTATTATTAGATGCTTGGTCTAAAGTTACAGAAGTTACAGCAATAGGGGAACCGCTTGTGTAAAGCCCAAGCGATGAATAGTCAATTGATGCTCCTGCTGCTATTCTTAAAGTTGATGGAACATTTATTAAAATGTTTCCATTTGTCGTTGAACTTGCAGGCCCAATACCAAATCGAGCGTATGTTTGACCAGTTGCAGTTGAACGATAGTAATACCTTTGGCAAGCGGCTAACTCGCCTTGGATTGTGCCAGCATAAGTCTTAAATGGTGTTGCTACTGAACCGACTTCTAACTGAACGCCTGTTACTTCGTAATAATCGGCAGCACCAGCAGTTCCAACAGGGGTATATTCAAACCCAACGGCAAACTCTGTAGCAGTAGTAGCAATAGTTCCAGTTACGCTAAATCTTTGCCAAGTTGTAGTTAAAGTAACATTGGATTGTAACGGTATTGCTAAACCTGTATATCCTGATAAAATGCTTTGATCTGTTCCGGTTCCAGACAATAACTGAAATGTTAATTGGCTACTGGCTTGAGAATAATTTGCGCCTTTTCTAGCATAAAAGGAAACAGTAACAGTTTTACCAGCAAACGGAATTGAATTGATAGTTTCAAAAGATTGATAAAAAGCAAAACCAGCAGTTCCAGTTTGTCCTGAGTTTTTTTGAACTCTCGCACAATACTGGATGTTAGGTAGATTTGTTGTATCATTTGTAACCTGTCTTGAAATAGTGCTTGCGCCGTTTGCGCCAGTACTTGCGGTCCAACGATCTGCGGTATATCCACCTGAAGAAGCGCTAATAGCAACGCTAGTACCTCGTTGCCAAACCTGAAATGCAGAGTTAAGAACAGGGTTATCAGCCTTGGGTTCCTGATAACGAAGTCCAGTAGTTGCGGCACTATCCGCGACAAGTGTGTCGCCGTTAGATCCTACCGCTAATCTTGCAGGTGTATCATTACCACTAGCTGCAACAATATCGCCCTTAGCATCTACAATAGAATTTTGTATTGCATTAGAATCATCAAAACCAACCCATGCAGATCCGCTATAAGTTTGTACTGCATCTGTGTCTTTAAGATAACAGCACTGGCCTTCTTGTGGAGATGTAATTGCTGCATCTCTAGCTGCTGCACTTGCAAAGACTAGAACGCCTTGCATTAGGTAACCATTAGTGTCGGCTGCGGTCAGCACCTCACCAGTAGTAAACGTCTTAAAACCTAAACCTGCTGCCATCTCTACTCCTTAATAACTTAGGACATTATAGCCCAAAGTACCATAAATCGGGTTATCCAAAACCAACGAATCAATGATGGGCTCTAGTGTCGTGAACGTGGTTTTCCAACTATTCGGGGTTATATTCATCCTTACCCCAAAAATCTGTAAAGTCTTCTCTAAAATCGATCCACCTGGTTGGGTAGTTTTAACTGTAATTGGATCAAAGAAATCTAGGTCTAAGGCTGCTACTATGCCTGAGTTGTAACTAGGTGTATATAGGTCTAAGACTATGGCATCTACCCGTATAGAGGTTTCTTGCCTAGAAGCCACATAAGCCTGGGCATAATCTAAAGCTACGGCATCTGATTGCATTAATAGGTTATCTAAGAAGTAACTATGAAGAAAGTATTTATCTATGCTGGCTTGATTTAGGGCTACCTGTGGGCTACCACCAGCTCTAGTAATCGTAGCCTTATTAAACACCAATACGTCATTTAATATCCAGGTTGCATCAAAGTAAGATATACCAGATCCATCATCTGCAAACACTGTTGGTGTGCCACCAATAGATCCAGCCGTTACGCCTCTATCTTGGAATACAAAGTTATTATCGGCATCAACATAAATAGCACCATATTCAGAATTGGCTACTGTGAATAGTGCCTGTAATGCTGTGCGGTTAGTGCCTGGATCTGCTTGTAATGTAGTAAGACCTGGATCAATATCTCGTTGAGATACTGGCCATGAAATCTGATCTAAAATATCATCCACACGTGCACCTGATAATTGACCAGCGCTAGTGCCAGCCACTGTACTTATCTGTGCTAATTGAGCTAACCTAAAGGCATCTACAGCTTGTATGGTGGTAATTGCTACGCCTTCTCCGTCATCTGGATAAGTAGTAACATAACTTGTAATGTATCCTGCGAATATAGGATAAGTTACTGATCCATAAGTAGCAGTAATTTGCACCTTCTTCATAGGCGTTAATAAATTGTAATAAGGCCCAGATACATTTTGTGGGTTAAAATCACCATTTTGATCTGTTATGCGTAAAGTAAGCGAACCTGTTTGAAACTCATCACTAAGTGCAGTACGGCCTCTATTAGTTTCTATTCTGTTTACTTGATTGGATACATCTACAATTACAGATGCTGAATCTGCCAATATGTTTGTGTCTAAAATACCTGTATCTAAAATCATTGCCTGAGCAAAACTAGGGCCAGTGCTAAAGTTAATTACTGCATTGATTACTGGTACTGTCATTATGGCAACTGTCCAGCGCCAGAAGTGCTATAACCATTTCTAGTCGCTTGTTGAATACTCTCAGCAATTGCTTGGCTCATCTTGTCGCCAGAAGCATCTATTCTTAAAGTAATTGCATCAGCCTGGGCTTGATACCTTGCAGACATGTGGGCTAATGAGATAGCCTCTTGTGCAGGTAATCCGTATTGACTATTTAATTCTGGCGCAAGTTGTCTAATTAAAATGTCGTATGGATCTGTAGATAATGGCGCTGCACCACCAGGACCTCTACCAGCTGCAAAGGCATCAGCCTGGGCTTGGTATCTAGCGGACATACCTGCTAAAGCCATAGATTCTTGTAGTGATAAACCTAACGCTCTAAATTGTCCGATTAAGCCGCTAATCATTGCATCATATTTATTAGTGCCATTTGCCAACGCATCTGCAAACTCTTTTAATTTATTGGTGGCTTCCATTTCGGCTAATAGTTTTTTAGCCAACGCTTCATTGTTGTCTAGTATCGCTATTTGTGCCTTAATGCGTAATTTAGTTTCTGCATCTACAGCTTCATTTAAGGCTACATTTAAGCCTATACGCTCTAGGTCAAACTTATCTTTTAATTGATCTACAGCTGTTTTTTTCTTTAATAGGTCGT